TCAAAAGCAGAAAGTAGACTTGCAAGTATTGCCGTATATTCTACAAAGAATAACTTGCGTAATGTGAGAATAGACGGTTCGTGGATTTACATAAGTTCACCGTCCGATAAATTTGCAGAGGATGAAAAAATGAATTTCATTATTACATACATAATCAAATAAGGAGCAAATTACTATGGAAATCAAAGAAAAAATCACGCTTGATATGCTCACGAAGGACAGCGTGAGCGTACTCAGACAGAAGTTTATAACCCTTAACGGCGAAGATGTGCAGGTCGGCGGTAATGTTCGAAACGCATATATGAATTGTGAAAACGACAGAGAAATACTTAAAGCCGAGCTTTCAGAGGAATATTATAACGCCGTTATGGCTGTATGGGAGGTTTAATATATGTCAAAAATTACTTGTGTTGATATTTCAGAATTTCAGCAAGGCATTAATTTTAACAAAATGAAAAACGACGGTATAAAAGCTGTCATTATAAGAGCAGGCTACGGCAGAGAATCAAGTCAGAAAGACAGTATGTTTGAAAGTCATTACAAAAACGCAAAAAGCGAAAATATGATGATTGGTGTGTACTGGTACAGTTACGCAGACAGCGTCGGCGATGCAGAAAAAGAGGCAAGGGCTTGCCTTGAATGCATTAATAACAAATCTCTTGATATGCCGATTTATTATGATTTAGAGGACTCCTCACAAATCAAACTCGGCAAAACAAAGCTAACGGAAATTGCGGAAAAATTCTGTGAAACAATTAAGAGAAGCAATTACAAGGCAGGCGTGTATGCAAACTTAAATTGGTTTAACAACTATCTTGATTACGATAAGTTAAAATCAAAATATAGTATTTGGCTTGCTCAGTATAATGACAGAGCAGAGCTTGACTGCGACATCTGGCAGAATAGTTCATCAGGTCGTGTTAATGGATACAACGGCAGGCTTGATACTAACATTGTGTATGATGAGAGTCTTTTTAATTGTGCTGATAAAAGCACATCAGAAAAGCCAACGCTGACTTATCGTGTATTTGCTGATCACAAATGGTACAGCGAAGTAAAAGGTCTTAGCAACATAGCAGGAAGAAACAAGCAGGCGATTTCTGCTATTGCTCTTAAGGTATCAAGAGGTAAAATTCGCTATCGTGTGCACTTGCTCAACGGTGACTGGTTGCCTTGGGTAACAGGTTACAACATCAATGATAATCGAAACGGATTTGCGGGCATCAAGGGAAAAGTCATTGATGCCGTACAGGTCGAGTTTAGCGGCGTGAGCGACTTCAAGGCTACATACAGAGTGCGTAAGCAGGGTGCAGGCTTTTGGGATTGGCAGCACAACACAGAAAAAGACAGCTCACAGGACGGCTACGCAGGACTTTTCGGCACTAAGATTGACGGCTTGCAGATTACTTTGACTTGACGAGGTGCAGTAATGTCAACAGAAATAATTGTCGCTTTGATAGGTTTAGGCGGTTCTGCTATTGGCTCAATTTTAGGTATTATTGCAAGTTCAAAATTAACATTGTATCGTATTAAACAGCTTGAAGAAAAAGTAGATAAACACAACAGTGTAATCGAAAGAGTTTATCATCTTGAAACGCAAGATGCTGTTATTAATGAAGAAATCAAAGTTGTAAATCATAGACTAACCGACCTTGAAAATAAATAAAACGGAGGTAATAATATGAAAAAAATTACAAATTGGAAATCGTGGGCAAAATGCGCAGGCGTAAGAGCAGTAAAAACCGTTGCTCAAACTGCAATTTCGGTTATCGGTGTATCTGCCGTGTTAAGCGATGTGAATTGGATAGCGGTCGCCTCGGCAAGTGCACTTTCGGGAGTTCTTTCGCTGTTGACAAGTGTTGCAGGTTTACCCGAGGCCGAATAAATAATGCGTTACCACCGTAATAACGCCCCATAAAATAATTATTACGGAGGTAAAACAATGAAAAGTTTTATTGGTTGGATAGGCGGAAAAAGTCGTCTAAAAAATCAAATAATATCACTTATACCGACAGACTGTAGCCGTTACATCGAGGTGTGTGGCGGTGCAGGTTGGGTATTGTTTGGCAAAGAAAAAGTCAAGGGTCAGATGGAAGTTTTCAATGATGTTGACGGAGATTTAATCAACTTGTATAAGCAAATCAAATATAATTGCTCTGAATTGCAAGTAGAAATAGATTGGTTACAATCACGAGAATTATTTAATCAGTATCGTTATGAAATTGAAAATCAAATTAAACTTTCTGATTTACAGAGAGCGGCTCGTTACCTGTATCTTATTAAATGCAGCTTCGGCAGCAATCGAAACTCGTTTGCTACTGATACAAAATCAATATGCAATATTATTGATGAGTTACCAACATACAAAGAAAGGCTAAAATCAGTTATAATCGAAAACAGAGATTTTGAAAACCTTATAAAAACATATGACCGCTCTGGCGCTGTATTTTACATTGATCCGCCTTATGTAAAGTCTGAACGCTACTACAATCGTAATTATTGTAATTTCAATAAAAAAGACCATTTGCGATTAAATCAAGTTTTGAATAAAATAAAAGGTCGCTTTATTTTGTCTTATAACGATTGCGAGTTCATCAGAAATCTATACAAAGATTATTACATAAAAGGCATAAGCAGACATAATCTTTTGTCTGCGACAAGCGGAAATCGTGAAGAATTCAAAGAATTAATTATAACGAATTTTGTTACGAACTAACAATTATTATAAAATAATAACGCTTTAGGATATAATATCTTTTGGGGCGTTATTATGATTAAAATTCATTTATCTACAATTTTGGGAACATACAGAATGTCGCAAGCGGAACTTGCACGAAAAACAGGTATTAGACCGTCAACAATTTGCGACATTTACAACGAGATGTGTGACAGAATCAATTTAGAACACTTAGACAGGATATGCGAAGTATTAGATTGTAATGTATCAGATATTCTCGAATACAGGCCGAACAGAATCAAAAAAACAGGCAAAAATCTCATAATTGAGGAAAATGGAAACAGAAAAGCGCAAAAATAATTCCGCTGCAGTTTTTAACAACTGCAGCGGAATTTGTTTTTTAGTCTAAAAGTATTAATTTTTTCTTACGCTTTCGTCCTCGACTATTTGAAGCAATAATTTTTTGTGTAAAATTGAAAGTTTCAACATTAATTATTACTTTCTGATTGCCCTTAAAAAGTTTTCCTTTGCTACGATTGTAGCCGCAATAAGTACAGTTTGATAGAATAACTAAAACAGATTGCGGAGTATAGTCATTACCGCACTTACTCTTATATCCCTCACTGTTGAGTTGTCGTGCAACAGCGGAGAGGCTCTGCTTTTTTATATACAATTCAAAAATATGCTGTACTATTTTACTTTCATATGCATTGATAACCAAATCTTTCTCAATGAAATCATAGCCTAATACAAAACTCGCTAAAGAATGACCTTGCGCAACTTTTTCGCTATTAGCAAGCACAACATTTTCTGCAATGATTTCTCGCTCCCATTGAGCAATTACACCCAGCAGATTTCGCATAAGTCTGCCCGACGGAGTCGATGTGTCAAATGATTCAGAATAGCTCATTAACGCTACATTATACAACTCAAGCTCATCACAAGTGTTAATTAAATCTCTAACAGAGCGTGTAAATCTTGTTAATTTCCACACGAGCACCGCTTGAAATTTTCGTTCTTTAGCGTCCTGCAACATTGCCCTAAAAGCATCACGATGCTGCACATCTTTACCGCTAATGCCTTTATCCGCATATATTTTGTGAATAATATACTTATGTTGCTTGCAATAGTCTTCAAGGACCTTTTGTTGTGCTGCAAGTGAAAAGCCTTCCTCTGCTTGCCTTGTTGTAGATACTCTGATGTATATCGCAACTCTCATTAATTAAACTCCTATCGAATAATTTTTAATTGACAGAAGTAACTCAAAATGATATAATTCACTAAGATAGAGTTATCTCTGTCATACGGTAACGGTAACTACTCGCTTTGGTCGGTGGATAGTTGCCGTTATTCTTTTTTTAATTTTGTGCAAAATAAAGATTCAGAATATCTCTAATTGCTGTAGACTTGCCAATTTCGTGCTTATTTGCATACTGTTCAAGTTTCTTGTCAAGCTCTTTTGTGATACGCAATCTAACAGTGTGTGTCAATTGTGCACTCGGTCGACCCATTTTAGGATTATCTGTTTTTTTAATATAAGCCGTAAAATAACTTCCTTTCTCTTGCCATATGAAATTTAATATGATATAATAATTGGAATTAAGGGTGGTGGCAAGCCCACCCTTATAACCTTTATGTGCTCTGCTTTATGCAGAGCCTTTTACTTTTCTTCTTCGTTGAGAAGATTTTTTACTTTCTCTCTTGCTTCTTCAATTGAAGAACTGCTTTCGAGAATATCAAGTACCATTTTAAGAATTGTCTTGAACTGATAATCTGTCATTGGTTCTTTCATACCTTTGTCCTTTCCGGCTTTGCTTGCCCAATCCTAACTCGTCTTTGTTCACCTCCCTTGACTGTAATTATATTATACACTTTTGTAGGTCAAAAGTCAAGTGTTTTTTCAATTTTTTTAAATTATTTTTAAAATGTCGTGTCATCTGCGTGTCATCTACCACATTAATTTAACACAATTTTATATTAAATTAAATCAATTTGTATTAAATAAATGCAACACAAAAAAATTCAGCAAATAAGCCATTTTCCGTAATAATGGCTTGTTTGCTGGATTTCTGTTTTGGAGCTGATAACGGGATTTGAACCCGTGACCTCGTCCTTACCAAGGACGCACTCTACCTCCTGAGCTATATCAGCATATTAAATTTTTGATCAGCGTTAAGCAACATTGGTATTATATCACATATGTTTTACAATTTCAAATGTTTTTTTAATTTTTTTCAAATTTCTTGATAAAAATTTGAAATATTCCGTATAATACTAAATTTGTATTGCACAAATCATAAAACCAAAATAGGCGGTGTCAGAAGTCCTATAATACGCCCACAAGGACTTCTGACAAACTACCTATTACCCTGAAATGTCGAAATGACATTATATTCAGTATTTTACAACAAGTTATAATTATTGTCAAGTTAAATTACGGTAATTCCGAGTCCACGCATAACGTTTAATGCGGCTGTATTTAAACCGTCATCATTTGAGGCAGTGGCATTGCTGTCAACAGTCAGTCGTGCGTTCGGCAAAGCGGTTCGGGCAAGCACGGCGTTTGAAATAACACAAATATTTGATACAAGTCCGCAGAGCTCGATTTCTTTGTAATCACACTTTCTTAGATAATCAAACAGAGCCTCACTGCCATAGGTGCATTTCTTGAACACTTTGTCGTTTGGCTGAACCATAGACTTGATTTTTCCGTAAAGTTCGTGACCTTTTGTGTACTCAATGCAATGTTCAATCGGCAATATTCTGCCCTCAAAAGTAGTTAAGTAATCGCATTGATGGGTATCGAGAGTGAATATAATGTCTGCACCCTCTGCCCTGTATTTTTCGATTTTTTCGGCAATTACATTTTCAAGTTTTTCCGCACCGTCAAATCCAAGTGAACCGTTTACAAAATCCACCTGATAATCAACTGTAATCAAGCATTTTCTCATAGTAAACTCCTTACTTCCACGGGCGCTTTTTACCGTCCCAGCCTTTGTTATGCCAATAGTCCGTATCAGCCTCGTTCCAATCGCTTTTCCTTTGAATTATACGCATAAGTTCAAAAAAGGCTTTGGTCTTGATTCCGACCTTCACCTTGCCGTCCTTTGCTTTGATTTTCTTTGCAAGGGCGGTGGTCTTTTTGTCGATTGCTTTCAAAGTGTTTTCGCTGATTCCGTTGTATGATGTGGCACGGACATTCACACCGTATTTATAAATTTTTGGTATTCCCCAAAAGAAAAAGCTGTCGGCAATATCTTTATTGGTTGACTTTGTACCCGCTCCGGCTGCGGTAGAAATACAAACTGCCTGCTTTGAAAACATCTTCTTTTCAGGACGGTGTACCATCCAACGGTAGCCGTAATGGTCAAGAAAACTTTTCATAGCGCCAGTGGTGTGGTAAACATAAACAGGGCTTGTAAAAATAAGCACATCTGCATCATCAATTGCATTTGTCAGCTTTTCGAGCCTTGCGTGGTGAGGGCAAAGATGTTCATTTTTTATAAAACAGCTTGTACAGCCAATGCACATATCACTGAAATCCTTTGGCAAAAAGAACTCTGTAACTTTGCCGCCAAGTTTATCGGCAAGCATTTTGCCGATGTGATATGTAGAGCCTTTATGGCTCTGACCGTTGACTACTGTAATTTTCAT